TCATGCGGCCTCCCGGTCAGTGGGTTGCATGACCAAGTCACGCAGGAATTTCGGCATACCTTTCGTGTGCCACTTGATGCTGATCCCATCTTTTCGGACGGTGATCCTCTCAATCAATGCGTGTGCGATGCGGGCCTGCTCAGCTGGGAAGAGGTGATCCCAAACCTCATCAATGGATTGCAGGTGCCGGATCGCTTCGGTTTCGCTGATGTCAGGGCGGGTCAATATGACCTCGTGCACCGCTTGCGCCAGAATTTCCGGCGCGCGCAGCACCCCACGCAGTTGTTCAACGACGACGCCTTCGATTTCACCGGCTGGTACGCGACAGACCTCGCAGGCCTCTTTGCCCAGCTTGATCGAGTCGGTGTTGACGTAGTACCGGTATTGCTTAGGCCCCTTGCTGGTCCAGGCAGGGGTGAAGGCGCGGCCTTCTGGTGAAAATAGCAGACCGCGCAGAAGTGTTGGGGATGTTGCGTTGCGGCACTGTGTACCGCCTTTGACATGCTTATCGCCAGCCTTGAGCAATGCCTGCACAGTCTCCCACAACGCCTGGTCAATGATGGGCTGGTGTTCGCCTGGGAACTGCTTTCCCTTGTAGGCGGCCATGCCAATGTAGACCGGGTTCTTGAACATCTTGTAGACGAGACCCTTTGTGATCAGTTTGCCCTGGCGTTCGATGCCCTTGGCTGTGGTCCACGACTTAGAGGTGACCCCTCGTGCGCGCAGATCCCTGACCAGCGTTGACATCGCGGCCGTTGCCGCAAAACGCGTGAAAATCTCACGAACAATCTTCGCCTCGGCGGGGTTCGCGATCAGCTTTCGCTCGGCAACGTCGTAACCCAGGGGCGGCATGCCGCCCATCCAGATACCGCGCTGGCGGGAGGCCGCGATCTTGTCGCGCACGCGCTCACCTGCCAGTTCGCGCTCGAATTGGGCAAACGACAGCAGGATGTTAAGCGTCAGTCGGCCCATCGAGGTGGTTGTGTTGAACGCCTGGGTCACCGATACAAAGGTGACCTTGTGCTCGTCGAAGATCTCGACCAACTTGGCGAAGTCGGCCAGTGAGCGCGACAGCCGGTCGATTTTGTAGACGACGATGATGTCGACCATGCCGGATCGGACGTCATCAAGCAGTTTCTTCAAGCCGGGCCGCTCCATGTTGCCGCCGGAGTAGCCACCGTCGTCATAGCGCTCGCGGGCCATCATCCACCCTTCTGATTTCTGGCTGGCGATGAAGTTCTCGCAAGCGTCCCGCTGGGCGTCGAGCGAGTTGAAGTTTTGATCAAGCCCTTCATCGGTGGACTTGCGCGTGTAGATCGCGCAGATCAGGCGACGCTCCGCTGTCATCACGCGCTCCTTGCCGAGCCAAGACCAAAAAACGCCCACCCGTTGCGGTTGGTGCCGGTGATCGCGCGGGCGATGCTCGACAGCGACTTGTACCGTCGCCCGTTGTAATCAAAGTGGTCGACGCAGACCAACACCTCGAAGAGGTTGCCTTGCCATTCTCGGATCAGGCGCGTCCCTGCGATGGGTCGGTTGTTGAGGCGGCGGCGGCGGACCTCCAACTTGCCTCCATCGAGTTGCTCGCCGAGCAGCTCAAGGCGCTTGGCACTCTCGCGCTTAAGTCCGCCGTAGGCTAACTCCTGAATGCGGTAAGCCAGGCGGGTTTCAAGGAAGCGCCGGTTGAAGGGCGGCGGCTCCTGGTGGAAAAGGTCTCGCCATGTCTGCTTGAGATCGGCAGCGCTGGCAGTCTTCAGGGCGACCACTCGGGCTACAACGGATTCGGTCACTGGGGTTCTCCTTGGTGGTCAGGATACCCCGTACTAACGCTCTGTTCGGTCAGTTTATCAAGTCCATCGCGGCGATCGTGCAGGCGCATGACAGCCAAGGCCAGGATTGCCCCCACAACGGCTGCTGGGGGCTTCACAAGGGGCTTCTTAGGTGTGGCTCGTGGAGATTGGGCTGGCATGTAGGTTCATACCGGCAAAGCCCCGGCATTTTCTCACCTGCCTTTACTCGGCCGCCACCCGCCCGAGCGCACCCTCTTCCGCCGTAGATCAGGATCTCGAGCCCTTCGTGACGGCTTCCGCTTTCCATACGCGATAACTACGAATACGTTAAAACGTGAACACTGAACACAGTGAGCACAGCAAAAAATTAGTAAGTCACTGATTTATAACGGCCAATTAATTTTTTGAGACGTGATTTGAAACGTCTCATACATATGAATAAAAGGATTTACAGTTCAATTCAATACTGGAGTTGTCATCATTAAACGCTCACTGAGTCCAGATTGAGCTGCTTTTCTCATTGTGAGTTAGCTCATCCGTCCGTTAGAATTGCATCATCGCGCAAGCACTTTTAAGGGAGCTCCAAATGATCATTTCCAACGCAGCCGCAGCCAAAAAGATCTCCAAGGCGCAGGAGAAAGCCAAGGCCTTGCGCGACAGTGTTTGGCCCGACCTCGATGAGCAAATGCTCTGGAACCGCAAGGCTGTGAGTGGTTTCACCACGATCCCGCGAACCATGCCGCTGGTGATGAACATCATCGATGTGCTCACCAAGAACAAGCCCGCTGGCAGCACCTACTTTGTCATGTGGTGCCGAACCTTTGATCACTCGCTGCTGGTCATTGATAACCCCATGACGTTGGCAGTAGAGGCCGGCTTTTCTGGTGAGCGGGCGCTGAGCACTTGGAAAGACCGCATGCGTTCTTTGGTCGATCTCGGCTTCATCGATGCCAAGGAAGGTTCAACGGGGCCATTCCATTACGTACTACTTCTCAACCCCCACAAGGTGGTCTGGCAACTCAAGCACCGTATCCAGGAAGGCACTTTCCGTCAATTGCAGACCCGAGCCATCGAGATTGGGGCCAAGGACATGGAGCCAGCCCTACAAGCACCTGCCGCTGCTACAGCGGAGTCCCCAGAGGCCTGAACTGACTGATCTGTCCACAGCACCGTGCTGCAGCAAGGAACCAAAGACGCAAAAGGAACGCCGGTAACGGCATGCACATGAAAAGAGAACCGTATGAGCAAGAAACCATGGGAAAACGACAGTTGTGAGGCAGTCCAGGCCTATTTCACCGTTTACCGCGTCCCGGTAGCCGCAGCGCTTTGGTGCGGCATTCCCGTTGCGGACGTGGAGGATCATCTGTCACAGTGTCAGGAGGTTGTGAAAGGGATACTGAAGCATCCCTACATCCATTGCCTTGAGCCCCGGTGTCGGGCCATCCACGATGCGATCGTGAAGGGTTTGCTGCCCTGTAGCAGGGAAAACGGCAAAGTCGTTCCGACTCAAGAGCACGTTGCAGCTGATCGGCGCCACGTATCGCGGCAGCACCTTAAGGATTGGATCGCGGCCACCTTTCCAACGGATAAGCCTGAATTTCTTTTCGACGCGGTGGAACGAAACGTCCACCCGGCTATCAGCGTTGAGGCATTTCAGGCGCTTCAGGCCGATAGGCACGCGCTCGAGGCCAAGTTGGAGACAGCGAGGGACGAGTACAGAAAGCTTAGGGATGAAAGGAATCAACTGGCTGGGGATCTGCAGGCACTTCAGGAGCAAACACAGCATCCAAAGTTGCCTGGGCCAAGGTCTGAAACCACTTACCTGAACATCATCGGCGCGATGCTGGCCGTGATGCTGAACAAAAACTCCGCAGGCAAAGCCAACTCGGTGTTTGAAAACCAATCAGCGGTGATCTCGAACATCGTTGCTCACTATGGCGCCAAGCCCGGCATCTCTCAGCGAAATCTTGAAGAGAAGTTTTCAGAGGCCAAGCGCAGTCTGAGTCAATAAAGCAAATCGTACGAAGTTACCGCAACTGCGGTCGCTAAATACGCAATTGCGGTGCCTACATGAAGTAACCCCGGTCTAATGACGTCAGGTACACGAACACGAAAGAGGAAAAACATGTCACCAACGGAAATCAAATCTGGCGAAGTCTCCAAAAGATCCAACGCAGAGACGTCGACTCGAACCCGTACAAGAGCTCTCAAATCGGCAGCCAATGACCCCTTCTTCGAGGCTGCGGTGAATGCTGCTAAAACCCGCGCCTACAAAGCGGCGGTGAGTGCTGGTCTGAGCCCCTCTGAGCGGGAGGACCTATACCAGGAGATCCTATGCGACATCTACAGGCGCAAAGGTCAGTTCGACCCCAGCCGTGGCGCACCCGGTACCTTAACAGGGACTGTCTCAGCCCACTGCACCGCTGATTTTTTGAACGCCAGAAAAGCTGACCGGCAGAGGCTCGTGTTTTCTGAGCCGGAATATGTTGACACCCTGGAGGTCGTCGCCATTGACCGTGCAATTCAGGATTTTGCACCGACCCAGAACGCCGCCAATGACGACGACGGTAAGTCGCCAAATTCCATGCTCCCCGCAGAAATGACGTGGTTCTGGGGCGAAGACATGGACTTGCTTGCTGACGCGGAGGCCCGGCATGCCTTGATGGCGGCTCTTGCCCACATGAGCGGTGATCAGCGCTACCTGATGGATCTGCTCGCCAATCATCGCGATCTGGCGGCAGCAGCTAAGGCCTGCGGCGTTCCGAGCGCCACTTTCTACCGCCGTGTAGCCGACTTGCAGATGCACTTGCGCATGTTTGGCATACGGCCGGCTGCCTGACCGCTCGCGGGGTGGCTGAGAAAAACAGCCCCCTCGCCCGGTAAGAACCTTCACGAAGTAAACAAACGCCGCGCCCCTCTGGGCGGTGGTGGTAGGCCAACTCACGCCTGGAGATTTGATGTTGAACTCAAAAACCATTGTTGACACTACGCGCAGCGACCTAGGGCTGGGCGTTAACGCAGGCGCGGCCACCCCACCGGTGTACGTGCCCACCGAAAAACTGACCGATGCGACTGCCTGCGACTGGATCGCCAACGCCCTGGCTGGGCAGTCGATTCAGTATTACGAAGGCTTTTTGATGATGGACCGCTCCGATACAGGTAGCGGGCTCCCCGCAAAGGAGCGAAACCGTCTGCATTCGGTCGCCCGGCGCATGTGGATTGCCTGTGAACTAGGGCTGGTCCACCTCTTTAGCAGAAAAGTTGGCGCATGCCACTACCAGTACGTCGCTGTGCGATCGGCCAACACCCTCACACCCCCCGAAATCCGCACCCGCCTACGCCAGGTTGGTACGCCATCCCCTGTGCCCGCCACGGGCATCCATTAAGAAAGAGAGCCCTCATGATCCCTCACCCCGATACCCTCGACGAAGTGGGCAACTATGTGATGGCAGAGCTTGAAAACCTGCCACTGGCGGACCTCGACCGCCTCATCCGTAAGGTGTCTGACACTGAAGATGCCGCCTGCCACTACAAGCAGTTTCTGCAAGGCGTGCTGCACCGTCGATTCGGTGAGCGTGCGCACCAGTTACGCCAGGACGCTGGTAAGTCCACCGGCACCGTCCGCTTTGATGTGGATGGCCACACCGTGATTGCCGACCTGCCCAAGAAGGTGGAGTACGACCAACGCAAGCTCAAAGAAGCGGTCGAGGCCCTGCGCAAGTGGGGCGAAAACCCCGAGGACTACGTAAGCCTCGAGGTCAAGGTGGCCGAGGCCAAGTACACAGCCTGGCCGCCAGCAGTGCGCCAACTCTTCGACCCCGCCCGTACCCTCAAAGCTGGCAAGCCCACCTACAAGCTTGAGCGCATCGTGGACGGTGCTGTGCCTGAGGCGGCGAACGACAGCCAGTTCGGGGAGGGCCGTTGATGGCTATCTCACTCGCACAACTCAACCGGGCGGGCACACCCAAGCCACCCAGGGTGCTGATTCACGGCGTTGCCGGCGTTGGTAAGACCACCTTTGCCAGCCAGGCCAACAAACCCGTGTTCATCCAGACCGAAGATGGGCTGGGCACCAACTCCGCGGCGAATTTTCCGCTTTCTCGGACCTTCGACGAAGTGATGGAGGCGCTGGCAGCGCTCTACACCGAGCAGCATGACTTCGCGACGGTCGTGATCGACAGCGTGGACTGGCTTGAACCGCTAGTTTGGGCCAAAGCCTGCCGCGACAACGGTTGGCATTCGATCGAGGACGCCGGGTACGGTAAGGGCTACGTCGCGGCCCTGAACCTCTGGCGCCAGTACATCGATGGCCTTAACGCCCTTCGCGATGACCGCGGCATGACCGTGGTGCAGATCGCGCACACCGACATTAAGCGTTTCGATTCGCCTGAGCACGACCCCTACGACCGCTACGTGATCAAGCTCCATGCCCGCGCAGCGGCATTGCTGCAAGAGCACTCGGACGTCGTGCTGTTCGCCAATTACCGCATCTCCACCGTCAAGGCGGACGTCGGCTTCAACAAGAAGGTCAGCCGTGCCGTGGGCTCCGGCGAGCGTGTGATTCACACGGTCGAACGCCCGGCCTTCCTTGCCAAGAACCGCTACGACCTGCCCGACACCCTTCCCCTTGAGTGGTCTGCCTTTGCGCAGGCTATGCCTGAAATCTTGTATCCCAACCTGATCCCTTCGACCACCACCCGCACCTGAAAAAGGAGAAATCACTATGGCTTCATTCGGACAAACCTTCGACGCATCCGCTGTCGCGCCCAGCACCAGTTACGACGTTTTGCCCCCGGGCAAGTACCTTGGCCAGATCGTCGCCAGCGAAATGCGCCCGACCAAGGATGGCACCGGCCAGTACCTGTATCTGGAAGTCGACATCCTTGAGGGTCAGTACGCCGGCCGCAAACTTTTCGACCGCCTCAATCTGGTTAACGCCAATCCCGACACGGTAGAGATCGCCAAGCGCACCCTGTCGTCGATCTGCCGCGCCGTGGGCAAGATGCAGGTGAGTAACTCCGAGCAGTTGCATTTGATCCCGATCACCCTTGATGTGCGGGTGCGCCCACCCAAGGGCCTGTACGGTGAGTCCAACGCCATCCGCTATCTGCCGCGAGGCGGTGCCAGCGGAGCCGCCACTCAGCCCACACAACCGTTCACCCCACCCCAGGCCCCTGTTGCTGGGCGCCCCATCACGGGTGCCCCGACCGCTACCCCTGCGGCCAACGGGCTGCCCTGGAAGCGCCAGGCGTAAGGAGGACCCGGGCATGCATGAGCACGCGCAAGCGAGCACGCCGATCCGATTGCCCAGTACCTTGCAGGGCTGCCGTGAGCGGTTGGCTGCGCTTCAAGATGAGATCGCGTCCATACGGATCCAAATTGCCACGACCGACATCCGTCGCCAGACAGAAAAGAAGTCGCTCGATGCCACCTGGTTCCACCGAGCCAAGACGGCGCTGCGCCTAAAACTGCAGGAGCTCGCGCAGTTGACCGCTCACATGGCCAAGCTCAACGCGGCTGAGCCTGGGGGCCATCGAGAGCGGTTCAAGGATGCGCTGATTGAGGTGCTGCGTGCCGACTGCGACGATGAGCGCTGGCGGTCAGCGGTGAGCCGAGCCCGGGAGCTTCACACCAAGCAGGGGGTGCAGCATGGCTGAATTGCCCAGCATCACCAGCCCCACCCGAGAGGCGATCTTCGCTGCCTACGAAGCCGACGCGGGAGACGGGTTTCGTGCCCACCTGGGTGCCTCCTTGATCGGCAAAGAGTGTGAACGGGCCCTCTGGTTTGATTTCCGTTGGGTCACCCATGCCCAGCATCCTGGCCGACTCTTGCGCCTTTTTGAAACCGGTCAGCTGGAAGAAGCCCGGCTGGTTCAGAACCTGCGCCGCACCGGTGCGACGGTTCTGGAAGTTGATCCGGACACGGGGCGCCAGTTTCGCATTCAAGCCCATGGCGGCCACTTTGGTGGCTCGCTCGATGGCGTGGCCATCAACCTGCTGGAGGCACCCAAGACCTGGCACGTGCTGGAGTTCAAGACACACTCGGTTAAGAGCTTCAACGATCTGATGGCCAAGAAAGTGCGCGAAAGCAAGCCGCTGCACTTTGCCCAGATGCAGACCTATATGCACCTGATGGGCTTGACCCGTGCGATGTACCTGGCTGTGTGCAAGGACACCGATGACGTTTACGTCGAACGAATCGAGGCCGATCCGGCTTTTGCGCAAGGCCTGTTAGCAAAGGCTGAGCGCGTCATCTTCGCTGCGACTCCCCCGCAGCGTATCAGTACGGATCCAGCCTGGTACCAGTGCCGCATGTGCGATCACGCACCGGTCTGCCACGCGGGCGCACCAGACGCTTTAGCCCCCGAGATCAATTGCCGAACCTGCCTGCATGCAACACCCGTCGACGGTGGGTGGGACTGCGCACGCCATGACCGTTCTTTGACCGAGGCCGACCAGCGCGCTGCCTGCGCCATGCACCTCTTCATCCCATCGCTGGTACCGGGCCAGCAGGTCGACGCAGGCGAGGACTGGGTCGAGTACGAGTTCGCCAGTGGGAATCGCTGGCGTGACACCGGAAAAAACAAGCATGCGAACACCTTTTAAGGAGCACGTTTATGAACACAAACCACACGATGGTTCTTCGCCCCTATCAAAGCGGTGCCATTCAAGGCATCTACAACTACTTTCATGCAGACACGGGCAACCCGCTGGTGGTGATCCCCACCGCTGGCGGCAAGTCGCTGGTGATGGCCACCTTTGTTGAAGGGGTGCTCAAGGCCTTCCCGGATCAGCGCATCCTGATCGTGACCCATGTGCGGGAGTTGATCGAGCAGAACTACGCCGAGCTCAAGAAGCTCTGGCCGCAGGCCCCTGCGGGCATCTATTCGGCCGGTCTCAAGCAGCGTGACATCCATGCCCGCATCCTTTTTGCTGGCATCCAGTCGATCCACAAACGCTTCTATGACGTGCAGCAGTGCGATCTGGTCCTGATCGATGAGGCACACCTGATTCCGCGCTCGAGTAACACCTTATACCGGCGCTTTCTGTCTGGCCTGGCCCGACTCAACCCTCAAATGAAGGTCATCGGCCTCACCGCTACGCCGTACCGGCTGGACTCAGGCCTTCTGCATGAGGGCGATGACGCCATCTTCACAGATATTGCCTATGAGGTGTCGGTGCGCGAGTTGATTGACCAGGGCTACCTCTCGCCGCTGCTCTCCAAGCGCATGGCCACCCAGATTGACCTCACGGGCGTGGGCACCCGTGGCGGCGAGTTCATCGCCAAGGACTTGGAGGCTGCGGTCGATAAGGACTCGATCACCCAGGCCGCCGTTGACGAAATCTTCTCCTATGGCAAGGACCGCAAAAGCTGGCTCATCTTCTGCGCCGGTGTGGACCATGCCTACCATGTGCGCGATGCCATTCGTGCGCGTGGCGTGAGTTGCGAGACCATCGAAGGCGAGACACCCGGGGCGCAGCGCGAGGCCATCATCAATGACTTTAAGGCCGGCAGGATTCAATGCCTGACCAATGCCAATGTACTGACCACCGGGTTTAATGCTCCAGGGGTGGACCTGCTGGCCATGCTGCGCCCGACCAAGTCGGCGGGGCTGTACGTCCAGATCGTGGGTCGGGGCTGTCGGCTTGCGCCTGCTAAGACCGATTGCCTGGTGTTGGACTTTGCTGGCAACATCGCCCGGCACGGCCCCATTGATGCCGTTAACCCCAAGCGCCCTAAGGGGGGTGAGGATGGTGTGGCGCCCACGAAGGCCTGCCCCGAGTGCGACAGCATCGTGCATGCCTCGGTGCGCACCTGTCCTGATTGCGGGCATGCGTTCCCGCCGCCCGAACTCAACATCGACGCCAAGGCCAGCAACCTGGACATTTTGTCCTCCGGCAAGTCCGAGTGGGTACCCGTCACCCGGGTCGCCTACGCCCGACATGACAAGCCGGGCAAGCCGCCCTCACTGCGCGTGGACTACTGGAGCGGGCTCACGCACCACAGCGAGTGGATCTGCATTGAGCATCAGGGGTATCCGCGCCAGAAGGCGGCCTCCTGGTGGGCCAACCGTGCCCAGGGCTTGCCGTTGCCCCAGCGGGTGGATGAAGCGATCGCCTGCGCACCCAAGCTGCGCTGTCCCTCCGAGATCGCAGTTCGTCCCAGTGGGCGTTACACCGAGATCGTCGGGGCCCGGTTTGCATGATGTGCGTGATCTGCCGCAGGGATGACCGCGGCTATGGATTTGCACCTCGCTCTATCCGTGCGGACGCGCCAGACAGCAAACAGTGCTCTCGACGCTGCCAAAACATTACTGCAAGGCTAAAAGGAATGATTGATCCAAACAAACACGAAACCAATGCGCTGGCAGCAGCCAGCATGAGCGCGGGCGCCTATGTCGAGGAGATCGGCAAGACCGACCTTGCAAGCTGGACCGAGCAGGAGTGGGCGACGCTCATTGATGTGGCAGTCACCGCATTTCAGGACTTTCTTCGCCAGGCCTATGCCAATGACCCACCGTTTTGAGGAGCGCCATGATGAACAAGAATTACATGGCGCAACTTGGCGCCACCCTGGTCGATCGCGGCTTTCCGATCCTGCCGATTCAACCCAACACCAAAAAGCCTGGGCTGTACAAGCTTGGCGCCTGGCACGAGTACCCCAAGTGGAGCCGGCATTGCGAGCGTGACACCACCGACAACGAGGTCGACATCTGGGGCAACTGGCCAGAAGCGGGCATCGGCATTGCCGCGGGCCGGGTGATCGGCATTGACATCGACATTCTTGAAGCGCCCACTATTGCGCTGGAGTTGGAGGCACTTGCCAAGCGGATGCTGGGCGATACACCTGCTGTGCGCATCGGCCATGCACCCAAGCGCTTGCTGGTCTACCGGGCTGTGCAGCCGTTTTCTGGCTTTAAGTACCCGCCCATTGAGGTGCTGGGAGTCGGCCAGCAGTTCATTGCCTATGGCATCCACCCCGATACCGGCAAGCCCTACGACTGGCCAGTGAGCACTTTGGCAGATCTGAGCCCTGATGACCTGCCCGGCATCACAGAGGCCCAGGCACGCGAGTTCGCCAAGGAAGCTTACCGTTTGATACCGGCCGAATTGCGTCCCAAGACTCTGGGTGTAGGCTTGCGTGCGCCGATGGCGTGCGCCAACCTGCCTGAGCAGCGTGGTACCTATGAAGCTGTTAAAGACGCCCTGAGGCACATCGTCAACGCGGATCTGGATTACGACAGTTGGGTCCGTATCGGGATGGCCACCAAAGGGGCGCTTGGCGATGAGGGCTGGCCATTGTTTGAGGCGTGGTCCGAAAGCTCGCACAAGAACGACCCCAAGACGACAGCGCGCAGTTGGCGCAGCTTCGCTCCCCAGCGCATTGGTGCGGGCACGATCTACAAGCTGGCGCTCGATAACGGGTGGGAGCCAGCGGCTGATATGCAGTTGAACGGCGAGATCGTCATGAATGGTCATCACCCAGCGCGTGAGTTGCTGCAGGCGCTGCAAGCTGCTGACCCCATTGCCCTTGAACCGCAGGAAATCTCACTGCCTCCACCCAAGCCCATGCCGGTCGGCTGGGATCAGGTGGGGGGTGTCATCGCAGACATGATGGCCTTGATGGCAGCGACGGCCAAGCGCCCTCAACCGGTGCTTGCACTCGGTGCGAGCCTGTGTGCGATCGGGGCTTTGATGGGGCGCAAGTACCGAACCGTGAGCAACATCCGTTCGAACCTTTATGTGGTTGGCATCGCCGAGAGTGGCGCCGGCAAAAACCACAGCCGTGTGGTGATCAACGAGTTATTCCGCAAGGCCAACTTGTTGCAGTACTTGGGTGGCAACAAGATCGCATCGGGTTCAGGCCTCTTGACGGCCATCCAGCGCCAGCCCGCGATCCTCTTCCAGCTCGATGAGTTCGGGATGTTTCTCTCAGCAGCGGCCGACCGCAAGCGTTCGCCGCGTTATGTGTGCGAGATCCTGGACCTGATGACCGAGCTCTACACCACCTCGGGCACCACCTATTTCGGCGTGGAATACGCTAGCACTCAGCACAACAACGCCCACCGGGCCATTCACCAGCCCTGCGCATGCATCTACGGCACCACGACGCCTTTGCACTTTTGGCAGGCGCTGCAGGCGTCCAACGTGGCAGACGGATCGCTGGCCCGCTTTCTGATCATGGAAAGCGAGGACGACTTCCCGGACAGCAACGAGGCGTTTGGCATCATCGACCCGCCCCAAGACCTCATTGACCAGCTGATCCTTATCCACCTGGGCGGGGGCAAGCTCAACGGCAATCTCACCGATGTGGGTGCCATCGATGAGGTGCTGGTGGACCCACGCCTGGTCCCGATGACGCCGCAAGCCAGAGCCACCTTCCGCCAGCTTGACCAGGAGTTGGTCGAGCGACTTCGCACATCTCGGGGAACCGGTTACTCCTCCATCCTCGCCCGGATCGAGGAGAACGCCACCAAGTTGGCGCTCATTCGCGCGGTCTCGCGTGACCCAGTGGATCCTCAGATTGAGGGCCACGACGCCGAGTGGGGGATCATGCTCTCGCGCCACTGTGCCGAGCTCACGATCCGTGAAGCGTCTGCGCGGGTGTCCGAGAACCAGGTCGAGTCCCACCACAAGCGGGCCATGCAGATTTTGCGGGATGCGGGCATGGCTGGCATGTCCAAGAGCGACTTCACAAGGCGCACGCAATTCATGGACCACCGACAGCGCGACGGCGTGTTGCGCACTTTGAGCGAGGCCGGGCTGATCGAGGCCACCACGCTTCAAAGTAAAGGCAGGCCAACCCAGATACTAAAAGCGTTATAAATCAGTCACATGCGCCACCCTGGGGGGTTTGCTTCAGTAATTTCATCTTTCAAACCCCCCACTAGAGATACACCTATAAAAAGTGGGGCCCTAGAGCCTCGCGCGCGCGAAGCCCCCCAGACAGAGACAGAGAGAAGGAGAACTAGATTGAAATAAATAAATATTGAACTTTCTCTCTACTACTCCCGGGCACCCTGCCTAGGCGTTGAAAGATGAAGTATTGAAATTTGTTTTGCAGTCGATTGCGCACCGCATTGACTTCCCCGTAGCCGTAACGAAACCGGACATGAGGGAGCCTCGCACCAGCCCTGACCCGGCAATGCTTGAGCTCCTCCAGGTCGCTTGAACAAGTGGGCACGAGCGCTTGTTCGCACCCTTGGAGGACTTTCCCGATGCATCACCCACAAGATTCACAATCCAACGCTAAACCCCCAACCGTTTTGGCGCTGGACCTGGGCACCACGACTGGCTGGGCCTTGAGCCTACTTGATCGCACGATGATCCACGGCTATGTCAGCTTCAAGCCCCAGCGATTCGAAGGTGGCGGGATGCGCTACCTGCGCTTTCGTCGCTGGTTGGACGAACTCCTGGCTACGACGGCCCCGAGAGGCGCCGCGCTTGGGCTGGACGCGGTTTATTTCGAGGAGGTGCGCCGCCACCTTGGCGTCGATGCCGCGCACGCCTACGGCGGCTTTCTGGCAACGCTGACAGGCTGGTGTGAGCACCATTCGATCCCGTATGAGGGCGTGCCCGTGGGCACGATCAAGCGCCATGTGACCGGCAAGGGCAACGCGGGTAAGGCAGAAGTGGCTGAGGCAGTGCGTGCCTTGGGTCACCCGGTGATCGATGCCAACGAAGCGGATGCGTTGGCGCTCTTGCACTGGGTGATGGCACAAAACTCAAACCCCGCTGTTGGCAAGGAGGCGCGCTATGGCTAAAAAACAAATCGCTCAGCCACTGACCCACGGCACGTTGGTGAAGCTGCCCGGTGGACGGGTTGGTGAATGGATCAGCCAAGCAGAAGAAGGCACCCGCTACCGAACCGAGCACTTTCGCTGCATCGACTCCTTGGGCATCTTGCTGCGCAACGGTTCGATCACAACTCAAATGCACGATGCCGGGCAAGACTTCAACCGAGCCTTTGTCTTTGCCCAGATGGGCCTCGCAGGCGCCCCGCCGCTCACCCGTATCCCCGGTGGCCAGTGGACGGACAGCATGACCGAGCGGGTGGTCTGGGCGCGAAAGCGCATGCATGAGGCGCTCGACGCTGTGGGCGGGATCAGAAGCCCCGGTGGTTGCGCCGTTTGGCATGTGGCAGGCCTGGGTCGAAGCGTGAAAGAGTGGTCAGCGGTTGAGGGGTGGAATGGCCGAACACTCAATCAGTACGAAGCCAAAGGCATCCTGGTCGGTGCGCTCGCGGTGCTGGCGGCGCACTATGGCTACAAAACCGCACAATAAATATCAGCGGGTGATATACTGTGCGTGTGAATGAACACCAAATCCGAACGCTGCTCGACCTCCATGACCAGATCATTGATCAGGAGGATGGCTATTGGATCAAGATCGAAGCCTGGGAGGTTAAACCCAGCAAAGACGTTCCACACGGCATCAGATATACGCTGACTTTGCATGCGCCCAGTGGCAAGCGAATCTTAGGTTATGACAACGCGCACGCAGTCAAAACCAAGGGAAACAAATTCTCCGGGCAGCGTTTGCCGTTTGATCACAAGCACAGGCACGTCGCCGACAAGGGAGTGCCTTATGAATTCAAGGATGCACATCAGTTGCTGTCAGACTTTTTTACCGAGGTCGATTCGGTACTGAAAGAAGTGAGGTCAAAATGAAAGTCATCAAAATCGGCATTGCGCCGCAAGAGAAGATCCGTGAGCGGATGTTGGCAATCGCCAAAGGTGAGATCAAGCCCAAGGCTTCTGACCCGAAGGTATGGTTTACATCCATGAGATCGTTGTCCCAGGTCTTGAGCGATGAAAACCGTGCATTGCTAGATGTCATCCGTACCTCTCGACCAGCGTCCATCAGTGAATTGGCTGACATCACGGGACGCAAGCAGGGCAACCTGTCGCGAACTCTCAAAACCATGTCTCGCTATGGACTGGTGAAGATGGAGAAGAATGACCGTTCGGTCCGCCCGATTGCGCAGGCAAAGCGCTATCAAATCATGGTGTAAGGCGAATTTAAAAATCAGCTTGACGCGGTATATATCGAAGAGGTACCATTCAGCTAATCGCTCAAATCACGCCCACCTAATTTTCTTGGTGGGCGTTTTGTTTTCTGCCCTTCAAACCCGCCCCATGTAATGCGAGGCGGGTTTTTCATTTCAAGCCTTCATGAACCCCATCAAACTCGAATACCGCTCGGTCGATTCGCTGATCCCCTATGCCCGCAATGCTAAGCAGCATTCCGACGCTCAAGTGGCGCAGATCGCCGCCAGCATTCGTGAGTTCGGCTGGGGCGCCCCCATCCTGATTGATGGCGCAAATAACGTCATTGCCGGCCATGGCAGGCTGCTTGCTGCGCGAAAACTCGGTCTTGCCGAGGTTCCCGTGGTGCCCTTGGAGCACCTTAACGACACCCAGCGACGCGCCCTGATCCTGGCCGACAACAAAATTGGCGAGAACGCCTCGTGGGAAGACGAACTGCTGGGCATCGAGTTGTCCGAGTTGAAGGACGCTGGCTTTGACCTTGAGCTGACTGGCTTTTCCCCTAAGGAGTGGGAGGCGCTTATTGCCGGCGAAGAGCAGACCCAAGACGGCTTGACCGATGAGGATGCCGTACCTGAGATCACCGAGACCCCGGTTTCCAAGCCAGGTGACGTCTGGGTGCTTGGCGAGCACAAGTTGCTTTGCGGCGATGCCACTAAGGCCCGTGACTATCAAGCCCTACTCGGCGAGGAGTTGGTGGACATGACCTTCACCGACCCGCCCTACAACGTCAACTATGCCAATACCGCCAAGGACAAGATGCGGGGCAAAAACCGCCCCATCATGAACGACAACCTGGGCGAAGGGTTCGGCAGCTTCTTGTTCGATGCCTGTGACAACATCCTCGCTCGCACCAAAGGTGCGGTGTACATCGCTATGTCATCGAGCGAACTCGATACCCTACAAGGCGCCTTTCGGGCTGCTGGCGGCAAGTGGTCCACCTTCATCATCTGGGTTAAGAATACCTTCACGCTTGGACGGGCCGATTACCAGCGGCAGTATGAGCCGATCCTTTACGGCTGGAAAGATGGCACCGATCACTACTGGTGCGGGGCACGCGATCAGGGTGATGTGTGGCACGTCAACAAGCCACAGAAAAACGATCTGCACCCGACCATGAAGCCGGTGGAACTGGTTGAGCGTGCGGTTCGAAACAGC